GCCCTAAAAAAGAATGAGAAAAGTTCTTTTTTAGGGTTTACATTTGCGACCAGGTGACTATATTATAATTATAACAACGAACGAAAGAAACTGACATGAACGTACATGAAGCATATGAATTCCTCGTCGACGACGCTCAGCTGATCGACGTTATTGCCAACGCTGATCGCGTTGAAGATGTTTACGCTGCAGCTATCAACGCTGCTGCTGAGATGAACCTCGATGTTCATAAGCGTGACGTTATGCTGATCGCCGATACCATGTTTGACATGTTTTGGGGTGGTGCATAATGTCTACCATCATGTGGTCTGTAATTATTCTTTTCTGGTTTGCGATTATCGTCGCATCTATTCTCACACCGCTTGGAGTACTTTAATATGTTTGGTTTTGGTAAGCAGCCATTTCTGTATGGCGTTCTCGACCTCATTCTCGTAGGTCTTTTCACTTTCACTATGGGTGCAGTTGCTGGTACCCTAATCGGTTTGGCTATCTTCTAATGAAGGCACAAACACCCTTTGTCAATCTTACACGTGTAATGAAAGAGTTTAATATGAAAGCACCTATTTGGCCATTTGAAGTTCAGTTCATCAATGATGAATCTGTAGTTTGTCTTACTCAGAAAGAAGTAGACTTTGAAGTAAAGAAGCGTGGTATTGATAACCTACTCTCTATTAAAGAGAACCATAACGCTAATATGGTAGCTACCGACGAAAACGAATGGGGCTACAAGCGGGTAACTGACTAATGAAAATTCTATCTACATTTTATTCCGATGACGAACGTCTGACTGCAGAGGTTACCACTATTCCTGGTCAGTCTGTCTTTGTTAATTACTTAGTACATAACATGTCTATCGGACAAATTGATTATACGCATAAGGCATTACGTTATGCCGAAGATGCCGCAGAGAACTTTGTAATGGGTATTTTCACACCTGATATGGTTCGACAATATATCACAGAAAATTCTGAATAATAAAAAAGGGGGCCGGAGCCCCCTTTCTCTTTTGTATAATCCGAAGATTAAACCAGGATACCTTCAACGCGGAAGATACGGTAGTACTGGTTGGAGCGAGCTGCAGCCAGACCATCACGACCGGAAGAGATGTCACCAACGAATGGGTTGGATACCATGCCGTAACGAGTCTTGAAGCCGATCTTTGGCTGGAAGCTGTTCTCGTCAACCGCACGCATCATCTGCAGTGGAACGTATGGGCAGTAGAATACGCCAGCATCGTATGCGGAGGTACCCTTGTAACCAACGTTGATGTAGTCAGCCTGTGCATATGGGTCAACGTAGACCTTAGTGCGACCGCCGATTACGCCAGCAAAGGTGTTGCCAGTGTCGTCAACGTTCAGGTTCGTCTGCAGAGCTGGGTTGTAGTCCAGGACGCCAGCAGCTTCAAGAGCGGAAGCAACGTCAGCCGAACATACGATGAAGTTACCACGACCACGACGGGTGTCCTTAGCAATCTGGTGAGCTTCACGGGTAATCTGAAGCATCAGACCCTTGAACTTCTCAACAGACCAACGGCCATCAGCGTCAGTGTTCAGGTTGAAGATACCGTCAACAGCAGTGTTCGATGTAGCAGCACCGATCTTAGCTTGGGAGTTGATGGTACGGATAACTTCACGGTTGATTTCAGCCAGGATTTCCGTGGACAGGATGTTAGCCAGCTCGGATTCAGCGTCCAGACCGTGGATTGCCTTCAGGTCCTGAGCAAGTTCAGTGGTGTATTCAGCCTTGAGAGCACGTGTCTTTGCAGTCACGGTAGCCTTCTCAATGGTGAAACCCATTTCCTGCATGCCGGTGCCAAGAGCTTCACCAGTAGCAGTCGCCATGCCGGTGCCGGTCAGAGCGGTCAGGTCGGAATCGTCGATGGTTGCGTCACCGTCGGTGTTACCAGCGTCGAGACCGGAAACGTTGTCGGAGTCGTGTGCACCGGTGCCAGAGAACTGAGTCTCAGCTTCGTTGAACAGAGCTTCACGGGAAGACGTGGAGCCAGCGCCGTAACGTGCCTTCATTGCGAAAGCGATACCGGTTGGGCCAGTCATTGGCTGAACACCAGCAACGTCGTATGCCATCAGGTTAGGCATGGAGCGACGAACCAGGCCCATCAGGATTGGGTCCCAAGAAGTCATGGAACCAGTGTTGGACTCTTCGTTCAGAGCGCCGGACTGCTCAGCCAGAGCAGAAGCCTGGTTCTCGAGCATGATAGCGGTCATCATCTGACGGTGGGAGTCTTTGATAGCTGGCTGGGATTCTTCGTTCAGAACGGAAGCCCACTTTTCAACCAGCTTGTCAGCGGAAGCGAGATTGTAAGTCATTTTTAATTTTCCTTGTAACTTAAATCGGGTTTTTACTTAGTAGAACGGAGAGCAGCGAGAGTTGCTTCCATCAGGGGATCGATAGTCGTAGAAGGTGCAGCAGCCTCGGCTTCAACTTCTTCTTCTACCAAATCAGAGGTAACAGTCTTAGTCTTTGCACTGAAGTAAGAAGATACGAGAGTATCGATCTTGCCCTGGAAGTCTTCTTCCGTAACAAACTCAACACCTTCGGACAGCTCAGCCAGCTTCTCAGCTTGCGTAGCAGTCAAGGTACCAGCAGCTTCAGCTACGATAGCAGCACGCTGCAGAACCTTAAGTTCTTCGTTGACAGACAGACCCAGTTCAATCGACTGGTTCAGCTTGTCTTTCAGTTCAGCATTTTCCTCAGCCAAAGAGTCAACCAGGTCAACCTTTGTATCAGGAACTTCGATGTAAGACTCAGTGAACAGGCCGTGCAGCTTGCCCATAAAGTCTTCAGCGATTTCAGTACGCAGACCGTTAGTAATAGCAAGAGCATTATCAGCCATGAAGTTCTCAACAACGTAGTTGAGGTACTCATCTACCTTAGAAACCATGTTCTCGGTAAATTCGTTCAGTTCAGTGGACAGCTCTTCAGCGTACTGTTCTTCCAGATTTTCAACAGCAGCAGCAACTTTAGATGCTACAGCAGCTTCCATAATAGTACCAGCCGAAGCGCGGAAGCCTTCGGACAGGGATTCTTCACCGGAAGTCAGTGCATCGAGGTCTTCAGAGAAGTCGTACGATTCAACGTTGATTTCTTCAACACCTTCCATAACTTTCTTGTACATAGCGTTAAGTGCAGCTTTGTCCATTTTTGCCATGTGGTTGTTCATTGCAGCCAGCATGCCAAACTTGGTACCAGGAGCCTTTACGCTTTTAGCGTCGCCCTTAGCGGTAGGCGCTTTTGCCTGAGAAGTAGTAACTGGCAGGTCACCGTCAACAGCACCCTCTTCCAGCTCTTCCTCGTCTTCGTCTTCATCAGACTTAGACTCAGCTTCCTTCTTAGGCATTTTCTTGCCTTCGTCGAGTTCAACGCCCTCAACTACATCGCTTTCCTCTACGGATTCGACGGAGTCTTCAGCAATGATCTCTTCGATTTCGAAGTTTTCTTCACTCATTACTTGATTCCTTTATTAAATCAAAACCTAGAGAGGAAATTCTCGAATTCTCTGAGCTGTGACTCTGTGAGTTCAGCTTCAGACACTTCTTCAATTTCAGTCTCATTTTCTTCAATTCGCCGCGGAACGAATGCACCCGACTCATTAAGTTCCCAATCAACACCTTCCATAATGCCATTGACATATGCAGATGGTGCAGATGGGTCCTGAACGATATCGACTGTATTCAGAACGAAGTCTTCATTTACCATGTTGACTCCGCCTTTATTTGCGACTGTTCCCATACCACGAGTAGAAACACCGATCTTCACGCCACCGTCAAGAAGAGATTGTACAATCTTTCCGTTAGGTGTGTCAAGGATCAATGCCTTCCCCATCACATCATTGCCACTCCAGTAGAGTTCAGTGATACGATGCGAAACTTCTTTGTAGTCGATAGTAGGACTGTTAGGGTGGTTCAGTTCACCAACCGCACGGTCAGTCGCTACTTGCTCTTCTACATATTTATTAACAGCACCTTCGAGTACTGCTTTAGGGTAGATGCGACCATTCCGGTTCTTCTGCTCAGCCTGAGCAAAGATACCAGTGATGTAATACTTCTTAGCAGGTGCACCAGAAGCGTCTACAGATTCAACAATCTCATAGCCAATATCTGGGTTAGTATTTTCACTAATAAGTTTCATGGTCGTTTCCCTTATTTAATCTGATCGAGAAAAGCCTCGATTTCCTTTGCAGCGACTTTAGCGTCTTTAAAGGTACCAAGCTTCTCTTTACCAATGTAAGCATCAACCTGCTTACCGTTTGGCTTCAGAGTTACAGTCTGGCCTTTAACCTTAATCTTCTTGTCGGCAGCTTCATTCAAAGCGCTACGTAGGTCTGCAAAGGTTTTCATCTTACTCTTCTTCGTTTACGTCGTTAAACATACCAGACGCAACACTGATCTTTTCTTGCTCAAAGCGATCCGCCATACGGGATTGCATCTCAGCTTCGAAATGACCATTAGCTGCATCAAAATCTTTTTGTACAACAGCGTGTACGAAATTCTTGATGTTATCAGTCATAATATTATTACTCCACTTGGTAACATTTATATCTTTATTTATACAAATAAAATACTTAGATTAATAGGGGACCGAAGCCCCCTATTTTAGGATTATGCGCTTATATATGCGTTATGTCAGACCCGAAATATTCACCGTTTCAATATCGCTAGATACCATCGAAATCATATCCAACGCCGAATAGTTTTGATCATTTGGATATGCCTGATTGCGGATTTTAGCATAAGCGTCAGAAGTACCATCACCCATCAACCAGACTTGAGTAGCACGATTTGCGAAGCCGCCGCTGACAGTGAATCCGCTAGTGCTGGTAGAATTTGCAGGCTGTCGATAAGCATTACCAGACTTATAGTCTGCAAGCCACTGCTTAGGGTCACGTACCATCATCGAAATCTCAGCATCGGTAGGCATGGATACGCCTCTCAAAAGAGTCGTAACCACCATAGAAGCAACCTTACCATGGAAGTTGCGGTTAGAACCACGACCACCAACTGTAAATTGGCAACTGCCAGCGAAAGCACGGTCCATTCGACCGCCATTCGTACTCCAGTTCGTCGATGTGCTAATCTGTGAACCGACAACGCCTGTGCTCAGGTTTACGCCGTAAATGTCAAAACAATCAGCGAGGTTAGCTGCCGTAGCATTGCCGCCGCTTAGACGTTCGCCTGTGTGGGCGACGTAAATACCATACCAGTTACCAGAGCCACTAGCCAGTGTGCCAAGCGAACATTCATTCAACGCACCAGTGCGACCCCAACCAAAGTAAAGGTTGCGGCTAGCATCAACACGAAGGTAAATGTTGTCATCTGTAGACCCAGAGCCTTCACCGAGGTTCCAAATGTGTTGGTTGGAACTATTATTATCAGAACTGAACACAACCGCAGTAGCCCAAGGACGGGCATTACTATCGTTAGACGTGCTACCTGCCGAACCCGCAGAAACAGTGCTACTAATGTTACCCATCATTAGCGGCTGGTACAGGTAGCTGGAAGACACCTGTTTAGCACGCTCAGCAGAACCACTAAAGTCAAGAGCCTTTGTCCATGATGTGGTCAATGGAGCTGCTGGAGCTGGATTAGAAATCTCAGAGAGTCCAGTCCAATCAACATCAGAGATGTCAAAACCTACTGTGTTAGATGCAAGTGCCTGCCAGTAGAACATAACATCGAGCGAACCAATGCCGTAGCCTTGATCACCAGTCTGAATCTTGGTGTTTCCATCCCAGTCGGCATATGCGTCAGTAGAGGCGTCGTAGGAACTAGAGTGGGTGTAGCCTACACGAACGTTGTTACCAGTGCTGGTAATCTCAAGGAAAGCACTAGAATTAGTAAGGGAAGCACTATAGATTTGGGAATTGGTGCCGCCGTTGGCGTATCCAAGCATTCGGATACCAGTTCCCGTTTTGTAAAAACGAATAGCGGTACTACCAAAGAAAGATGAAGTTGGGGTGCTGGTGTTTGTCCACCCATTCGCCTTCAATCCAACCCAGAAGATGCAGTGATCAGGAAGAGCATCGTCAGGGTCGTGGATAGACGGAGAGTCAAGGGCAAGTCGCTCACCAGCGGAAAGGGTTTCGTTGAGGGAAAGCCAACCGTTAGTG